GTGCTACTGCCATTTACTCTCGTCCTTTATGGTGCCCACTTGATTTCCTTTAAGACCTCTTTTGAAAACTCAAAGAACTTATCTCCTGGATAAAAAAATTGTTGCTCGTCATCGTTTGTGCGTCTGCCTGCTGTTCGTTCAAAGTCTACAAATTGATTTGCGGCGGTTCCGCCTACAGTGAGTTGTTCACCATCATCTTCACATGCAGCATTACTAAAACGACCTTCGAATATCTTAAATGTGCCAACTATTCCATCGTTCCATAATTGACGATATATTCTTACTGGACGATCAATAAAATTTGTATCAACAAAATATCCAAAATCTTCTTGTCTTAAGCCTGTTAGAGTAATTGTTAGTTCTGCAATTTGCATTTGTGTGTTTTCTTGAACATCACTAAACCCTAAAAAGTTTCCAAGAGCTTGGTAAGTATTGCCATCATAAGTTGTATCCCAGGGGCCGTTGGTAAAACGATGAGTCCCATCATCTAATTCAATCTCCAGTAATTCAAAACCTGTGATATTGTTTTTATCAATTTCTGCCTGTGTATTGGCATCCATATTTCTGTTAGCCATTATATCTCCAGATTTTTATTTTTGGATCTGCCCAATTTATACGATCAGTAGGAATAGACAAATAACCATGATCCATGTCCATGCTGTGCACACGATTGAAACCATAAATGTGACCACAAACAAAACCATTTTTTTCATAAGTGACAACATCGCCAATATCAGGAGTATCAACTTCCAAAAATCCTGCTTCTTCAAGTCCAGCATCTAATTTTTTATAATCTCTTGTAAATCGAAATGCGCTCTTTGCATCCCAATATTTGCCTCTAACTTCGTTCAATATGTTTGATCCAGTTAACCAGTCAACATATTCTACAATAAAAGTATTACAATCTGCCCAGCCCCATTTAAAAGATTCGTTGCTGTGTTGTGTTAGATATAATTCTAACCCTGTAATTTCTATTTCTTTAGGTTCGTCTCTGTAATACTGTTCTGTCATTATACCACGTCCATATCTACTTTGAAACTTACAAAGTTTCCTGTTGGGTGAAAATCAAATTCTACATCATCATCAACTAACATACATGTTGCATATCCGTAACCAGTAAAAGGTTGAATTACATTTGACAATACACCTATAGCATCTTTTGCTGGTGCTGTAAATCTAATTATTGCTTCGCCAAATTGGTTAGTTTCAAATTGTCCGCCTGCAAAAGCCACATTGTTAGGAGTGAATCTACTTCTATATGTGTGCAATCCAGTGAATACTTCACCGTCTTTGCAAACTATACTATCAGCAGCACCCGGGGCTATATCTGGTTTAAATCCAGTAAAAAATACAGCCGCATCGCCCGCAACTACTTGTTTTGCTGTTTTGGGTTTACTACCATTCCAAACATTAACTGTGTCTGTTGAGGTTGTAAACAATTGATAACCATTGCCATCAATAGGAGAACCATAATTAAACAGGAATGGTGCGCCACTTCCACGCATTTGCTTAATAAAGCTATCAAATTTGCGCCAATTTTCAGTGCTAATATTGTTGTATGTTAAACTTAAACGGTAACCAAAAGCACCTGTGCTATTAGTATAACGTGTTAAATCTTGTCCATATGTTCTGCGTGTTGGATGAATTATTGTAACATTCATCTTAGCAGGGCTAACATCAGTTGGCCACAACTGATCTGAACTGCCTACATTTTCAAAATCTAGTGATAATGGAGCAAATTTTTGGTATTCGCCACTGACATTTCTGCCCAAATATGTTGCATTAAATGTTGTGACTTGATCGAAAATGTTATCATCAAAATCCTGTAGAACACCGCCGCTAGTATAAGCAGTGAAACCTGTGCTATCTACTGGTGTAGTGCAAGCTGCATTTTCGTAAAGTTCCGCACTGTTGTGGCTGGTTTGTTTTAGATATACAAACTTACCATTAAGTTCTGTCATACCAACAATACCCGTGAAAGTCTTACTATTGGCGGCATTGCTATTTGCACTTTGATCAACGATACTATTTGTAAATGTAACTACTGCAGGACTTGCTTGTGTAATATTATTAACAGCAAAATTATATCCAGCTGCAGTATCTGCTGGATTTGTATCAACAAAAACTAAACATTCTGAATAATCAGCAAAAGGACTAGCAGCAGTGCCACCTGCATTCATTAGTCCAGCAAGTTCTGGATTAAGAGTTACACCTGTAACACAACCATTTGCACCTACGCTTGTTAGTGGTGAACCGTCACCGCTACAAACAATTGTTAAATCAGGATTGAAATCACTATCATATTGCCAAGTGCCTACATAATCATCATAATCAACAACGGCATTGGATAAGAAACTACTGGTGCTTGTATTACTTGAACTTACATAAAAGCCTGGTCGTGCACCTACAACCTGTGCACCAAAATCACTGTTAACACTGTTGCCAGCGCCACTGTAGTAATCTTTATCATATGCACTATATCTTTTATTGCTTTGGTCATAGAAAGTAGCACTTAACAGTTGAAAACTGCCATCTTGACCTGTTGCAATTACAGCAAATCCGCCGCTAGTGTAAGCACTCCAATTTAGACCACTAGGTCCAATGTTAACTGGAGTAGTTCTTGCGTTGTCAGTATAAAGTTCTAATTTCTGTTCATCAATAACTTTTATATAATAACTGTTACCATTAAGATAGTTACCCCATTCACCTGGAACAGCAGTATCGAACCCACTAAAATCAAACAGCAAATCTGTTCTATCTGGAATAGTATCTGTGTATTTGAAACTGCTATTGCCCATACCGTGTGTAGCAGTTGTTGTAAAACTTGGAATAGGAGATAAGTGTGTTACACCATGTTGTCTAAATGTTTCAATTGTAAGTGTGCCTGTGCTTGGATTTGGATAAGCATTGTCAATACCAAACTTAATTACATGAAAATAGCAATAGATGGCAGGCATTTGCCAAATAGCATCATAAGTTGGATAACCATCTAAACCTAAACCGCTTGCAACACCATAATAACCTCTAAAGCGACTTACATGTCTTAGTGCACCTTCTGGTGTTCTATCTGGCAATCCTGACATTCTTGTTCCGTTGCCAAGATAAGCACCTGCATATGGTGTGTTATTATCATTGCCGCCATTTAAGAAAGTGTTTGCTCTATTCAGTGCACCTAGTAATATACTGTCATCTGGATTAATAAGGTTTGTTCCACTTTCATTTGGGTATTTGAATACGTTACTCATGTTTTATCCTAATGGTCCTTGTTGGCCTCTAGTGTTATATGCTTGTTGAATAACACTTGTAATCTGTTTTTTGTTTTGCAGAATAAATTCTGTTCCACTACGTGTATCGATTGCATTGATGTTAAAGTTAACCGTAATTGGTTCACTGTTACCCATGCTTGCAAAGTCTGCTTGTTGTCTCTTATTTAATATAACTTCACCTGGCGTTAAAAGTGCTGGAACACTGTCGCCTTTGGTTACTTGACCAGGCACAACACCACCATCAGCAAAGCCTAAGAACATTCTACCAATTCCAAATAGTCCGCCCAGGAAGCCACCGCCTCCACCAAACAATCCACCACCAAATGCACTTGCACCACCTGCGCTAAATGCACCAAATGCTGAGCTTAAGCCTTGTGTCATGCTAGAAATAAGAGGTTTGATAAACGCTTGTTGGATAATCTGATAAAGTATTTCTTCCAGTATGTTTTGCATGAAGTTCTTGAACGATTGCATAATACCTTCGCCACGAACAATACCTGCTGCAAGACCTCTTGCAAGTTGGTCACCTGCGCTAACAAATGCTTCTGAAATATTCAATCCCATTGCAATGCTTTGGTTGCTTAACGTTTCCATGTCAGCACCAATAGATTCCATTCCAATTCTTAGTTGTTCTAATGAAATATTACCGCTTGCAAAACTTTGTTCTAACATTCTTAGAGCACCAGCAGTTGCTTTTGCTGATTCTCCAGTGCCGTTAATTGCTTCCATTGCCTGTTTATACAATGAAGCTGCTGTTACTGGTTCTGATCCTGCACCACCACCGCCTGGCCTTCTTGGAGGCAACAATCCTGCGATACCACCTTCTGGTATAGCTAATGGTGTTCCAGTTGTCATATTTGATGGAGGTAACAATCCTGCAATACCACCTCTTGGAATTTGCAATGATGTTCCATATGTCATACCTACTGCGTTCATTGCATCTTGTGCATTAGCAGCTTCTGCTCTCAATTGATCAGCAAATTGTCTTAATGTTGCGATTGTTCCAGCACTGGCTTCAGCGATATTCATATCACCCATTCCTATTTCTGTTACAATCATTAAATTACCAGAAGCAATTTCTGCCTGCAATTCTTCATTTGCAGCATTAATAATACGCTGGCTCATGAATCCGTTTTCTTGAATCATGGCATTAACTAATCTTTGTTGATCAGCAATATCATCTTGAAGATTCAACAATGGTGTTAATGCTCTTCTAAAATTTTCATTTTGAAGTAGCATTCTATCAGTATCAACGCCAGGAAATTCTAATGCTAGATTTGTGCGTAAACGATCAATTACTTCAAGCATTTGACGTTCTTGTATTTGCATTTCTCGCAGTCTAGACTGTTGTCTTGTTAATAATAAAGTATCAATAGCATCTTGTGCAGCAACTTCTGCACTAACACGGCTTTGAACAATGCGATTAAACACATCAGAACGTGATTCTCCTGGTTGACCAAATTCTACGCCAATACTAATTCCAGGCAATTGATTAGCAACATCCACCAATACTCTAATAGCTGTTTGGATTAAATTTGCAGCACCACCTATACCGTTTAATAATGCTTGAATACTATTAATAACACCTTCACTCAATGTTGCAAACCCATCGATAATTGATGCTAATACTCGTTGCAGTCCTCCAGGTTGAATTAATCCTAATGTATCTGCAACTGATCGAATACCATCAGCAATTCCACGCAATGCATCACCTGCAAGTTCGCCTAATGTTCTAAAAAAGCCTTGATTACCATTAATAAATTCTGTAAGTCCACTTGTAACTTCTTTTAGTGCTGGTGCTAATCCCTCACCAAATTGTCCTATAGCAACTTTTACAGCTTCTCCCAAGTTACTAACAAGAACTGTTAAATTGTTTAGCGTAGATTCTGTTGCGCCACCAAATCTTTCATTTAGACCTGCTACTAATGCATCTTTAATCTGTGCTGCACCTTCAGCACTTTGGCCAAATTCAGAAACAGCCGTTCTAGCCAAATTTAGTTTTTCTGCTAAGATATCATATACTGGAATACCTCTATCAGCAAGTCTTTCAAGATCTTCAAGTCCTAAACCACCTGCTGTTGTTCTTGAAAACAAATCAGTAATTGCTTGTAGTGTCCCTAATCTGTCTGTTGTAACAGCCGCAGTATCACTAAATGTTGTCAATAGACGCTCAGTTGGCTGAATACCTGCTCCGGCCAACTTGATATATGTGTTTGTTAATTGTGCTGTTGTAAACGCAGTTCTAGTAGCAAATCTACTAACAAATTCAAATGCTTGGGCACCATTTCTTGCACTACCAGTTACGGTGTTAAGAGTTGTTCTTAGATCTTCAAATTCACCAGTAATTCTAACTACACTACCGACTGCCCTAGCCGATACAACTGCAACAAGTGCTGCACCAACACCTCTAATGGCATTTTGCACAGTCCTACTGCGTCTTTCAACACTAGCAAGACTGCGCTCAATATTACGTAGAGATCTACTACTTTGATCTACAGTTCTAACAATTAACTCATACGTGTTTGCCACAGGGTCATCCTTTTATCTTTTATTGGCAGCTCTCTTTTGTTGATCATGTTGGATCTTTAAGAACTCTGCCCAACCCCTGACTTCAGTAGCACTAAATTCCATTACTTCTGCGACACTTTTACCTAACTCTTGCGCAATGCGATAAAGCATTAAGAGCTCGGGGTCGCCTTGGAGTTTTTTAGCGCCACCTGTTCGAGGTTTTCACCATCATAACTATCTTCATCATTCATTTCGCTAATTACACGAAGAATGATTGCTGGATCTACACCACGCATTAGATCTTGCTTATCTGCAAGTTTGAAAACGTGTTTACCATTTTCATCTAACGCACGGTTAATTAAAGTTTGAACCAAAGCTTCGACTGTCTTACCTTGTTGCTGCAGTTCGATAACTTTGGACTCCTGATGGAAAGTAGTTGCTGGTTTATACCAGATTTCTGTTTCCCATTCAGGAACAGTGATAGGGCCCCTAAGGCCCGCACTGATTTTTTCTCTCATGTGTGCTTTTGCTTTTTCTAATACTGTGCTCATAGTCTCTTCCTATATCTACGTTTGCTTAATTTTCTAAATGCTGGTTCCGTCATACCTTGTGGTGCCTGTTTGCTCCAA